GTGCCCGTGATGCCCTGAATGCCTTGGTTGCCTTGGATGCCTTGGTCGCCCTGAGGACCAGTCGGACCTATGGGTCCCGTGATGCCCTGAATGCCTTGGTTGCCTTGGATGCCTTGGTCGCCCTGAGGACCAGTCGGACCTATGGGTCCCGTGATGCCCTGAATACCTTGAATGCCTTGGTTGCCTTGGATGCCTTGGTCGCCCTCGACGCCTTGATATCCCTGAACGCCTTGGGGTCCAGTTACACCTTGAATCCCTTGGGCACCAGTCGGACCTGTCGGTCCCTGAACAAATGAGTCGGCACCAGTTGCACCCGTGATACCCTGAATGCCTTGTGCGCCTGTTGGTCCCGTGGGACCGATTACGCCAGCGGCAGCAATCTCTTGCCAGAACGGTTGACCCGTTGTCGGGACAACGCCTGTGTTGTCTTCGAGAGCAACATACGAAGAGCCGCTGTACAGCACGGCGTCATACTGGCTGTAGCTAAAGAGGGGGTCATAGTTGCCGAGGAAGTTAGTTGAACCGCCTTGCAAACCGATAGGACCAGTTGCTCCTGTTGCCCCCGTGGGTCCAGTGGGACCTACCACGGTCGAAGCTGGACCTGTGGCACCCACTGGACCCGCACTGACTAACTCAAGCGGAAGCGTGGCACCTTGCCCTGCGAATAACTGCCCTGTGTCAACGGCGAGGATAAGTTCGCCGCACGGCAAATGTAGCGGCAAGTTGGCAAACAGAGTCCGACGCACAAGAATGCGAACGTGTGCGTCATCTTCGTACTGGTAACTGCCCGTGGGACCCGAAGCTCCCGTGCAACCTGTCCATCCGTTCCAACCCATGATTAACCTCTCACCCAGCCGCCGTCTACGAAAGCAAACGGACGCATTCTTGCTTGTCGTTGCTGCCCATCGTTAACTTCACGGCACGTCCAACGCCATTCAATCCCGCGTTTGTCGGGGTCGCTTACATCCACCACGTACCAAACCTCTCCCTGTGGCGACAAGATCGTCATCTGACTGCTCACCTGCTCGTTGATCTCTTCGTCAAACTGCGGCGTCCGAACGTCCCACCATGTCATGCTTTGCATCTGATCCAGTGGACCAGTGGTCTCTTTTTCCATCGGGCGAATATGACGGATGTACGCCCAGACGTTGATCGCCCACACAATCTGTGGAAGCGGGCTTCCGTCCGGCGCAGCTCCGGGGTTCGGTGCGAGGATGATTACGTGATCTCGCATCGAACCCCGATCCGTGTAACGAAACCCGTCGTTCAATCTCTTCAGTGTCGCCATTAGTACCTCTGTATCGGCATCAAGCTCAGATTGCGGTACGTGCGAATGATGCCGTCAACCGAGTGCGGAATGTAATTCACCGACCCCGGAGCTACGGTTCCACGATTCTCGTACCAGTGATGAGCAAGCTGTTTGATCGCATTCTTAAACACACGTGGCAAACCTGTGACCACCGTGTACGGCGTCGTGATCTGGTCGGGCGGATTCCCCGGCGTGTCATACGGACTGGGATTCGTCGGCGACGGATAATCAGGATTCTGAGGTTCACTCAGTGTTGGACCTGTGGGTCCGCTAAGTGCCCCCGGAGGCTGGTATCCTGCGACAAATGGAATGCGGACGTTGCCAATTCCAACGATGCCCTGCGGCCAACGCTGCCCCGGAAGCGGGGCAATGCGGCAGGTATCCGAAAGATCGACCGAGAAATCGAGGTACGGTATGAGCGTGGCGTCGTTACCAAAGGCGTCCACATAGGTGATGTTTCCAACCTCGGTCACGGGCTGGATAAGGATGATGATTTCAAATGGATTCGCACGTGGCTGCCAGCCCATCGGTGGGTAGGGAGTGAGCGGACCATAGCCGAAGTAAGCGTTCTGCGATGCGCTGTAGGCGTAACCTGAGAAGCCAAACGGGATCATCGGCAAAGAATCTTCGACTTGAATGTAGTTGCGGGACGCCAGCGTGATGCCCAACTGGTCTTCAATCCACTCACGGGCACCAATGATGTTGTCCAGAATCAAGTCATCGTCCGAGCCAACGAACACACGAGAGTAATTCTTCATCTCTGCAACAGAGACGGGTTCAGAAGTCGGGTAGCTACTTACGATGATGCTGGACATGTTACTTTTGCCTTTCGTGGCTTCGGGAGCGGACGAACCGCCATCCGTGTAGCTGGAATTTTCATTGCTGTTTCGGGCTGTTTGTTCATGGGAACCCTCGGAATCAGATACCCCGCAAAAGTGGCGATTATTGTCCCCAAACCCATCCACAGAAACAGATCACCACATCTCTCAAGGTGGGCTTACGCAATTCCCTGCCGCATCGTGGACACCGACGTACCCACATCTTGGGCTCCTAAACAGAAAAGGCGACCATCGCTGGTCGCCTTAATCTTTTGGACCCGTCAGCGTTAGCTGGCTGGGTGCTGGAGGTACGAGAACGCCTGTGTACGGATGCAGTTGCCATCGGTACGGAGGTAGGCTTGGAAGCCGACCTGATGGCTGGACATGAAGAGTTCGTTGAAACGAACCAACTGGAATCCCAGCACATCACGGATGACGTACTTGCTGAAGTTTCCGAACGCCATCGAGATGTGGCCCGCCCCGATGTCGTCGAAACCGTACTGGTCGTAGACATAGGCGTAACCACGCAGACGATCTGGTTCCTTCTCGGCAAGTCCCGCACTCCAGATGGAGCGACCGAACTTGTCTTTGACCTTGCGGATCGAGTCGTACACGCTCATCCTGGCGACGAACGTCGAACCCGGACGGTAAGCAGGGTCCTGATTCTCGATCAGGTTGTCGATGTCGTCGGAACCAACGGAGTTGATGTCCGTGGAGACGCCATCGTTGGCGTAAGCGCCGACTGCGATGACCTGCGGAGTTCCAGTGCCCGTGCCCAGATAGGCTCGGTCGGTCCCTGCGGCTTCCAGAGCGGTCAAAAGACCCTCGGGCTGCCCAGAGCCAGAACCAACGGCATACGCGGTCTCAGTCAAACGAGCGAGACGGAGTGCGAAATCGTCGGCGAGGAACTGCTCAACGTCGAATGCGCTGTCTTGGAGCAACTGAACAGATGCGAGCACCTGATCCGAAGAGCCAAGGTTGGCGTAGAACAACACTTCACTGAACGCGGGGTTGGTCTGGCTGACAGCCGTACCTTCCGCTACCCAGTGACCGATGCTGCTCGTGTCGTCCTGAGTCGGCCAGTGCAGGATGTTACCTGTCGCCGTAGTGACGATCTTGGAAATCTGACGGATGCCGCCGATGGCACGCATACGGGTCTCAAGTTCCTTTTGAAATCCGATTGGTACAAGCGTGATACCGAGTGCGCCCGAAACTGCGCCCGAAGAGGTTGGGTTGTCGCCCAAACCGCTGTAGAGACGCATTTCCTGCATCGCCTCGCCAGAGTTGCCAGTGCGAAGATAGGTGTCAAATTCCTTCCGATACTCGGGAGAAGCTTGAAGTTCCTTCACGCGGGTGTGAACTTGGTGGGCAGCAGAAACACGCTGCTCGGCTTCATGGAGCCGAATCTGTGGCTTGTTGACAGGATCGATGTGGCGCATCTCGGCTTCGACAGCCTCGGTGTGCTCGATCATGTCGATCTGAACTTTGAGATTTTTCTGAATTGCATCCAGTTCGTTCCAGCGTGCGAGGGGGGCATCCTTCAATGCGCCTGCATTCTTCTCGACGATCTGGGTCATTTCCTTCGTGGCTTCACCACGAGCAGTACGGAGTTCCAATGCTTTAGACATGTGATTTTCTCTTGACATCACCCATGTCGGGCGTAAGCACAACGCAGGTTGCGCGTGCATAGATGTTCAAGTACAGATACCCCGCACGAGGGGTAACAGCGTTACTTTATTATCGGACTCACTTGCCGTTAGGGTTTCGCACGTTGCTACGACGGAGTGGCTTACGTTGGCGGGATGGGGCGGGTCGGGGGGTTTCTTGCACCGTAATCTGGTGAGAACGTTTCACATGCCCGTCCGCGTCTGGACGAGACTGCCCCGTGTTTTGCCAACCAAATGATGTTACGGGCATGTTATCCCATCGAGCGTAAAACCCCGCACTTTCAGGGCGGGGATATAAGCGAAGCAAAAAGACTCTTGACTTCGTCCTTCGAGTTTGCTACACTGAACACAGGGTCAAGGTTTCCTCTTGACGTTTCAAGTAGGCTCGGAGCGAGCCTTCAGGCGCTAACGTAGTGCGCTTTTGAGCACATGCGTAGCCTGAGAATCTTCCGCCTTTAGGCGGGAGAGGTTCAACCTCGCAAAATTCCAGCTACAAATCTTGTCATGTACGCATCCTGTGCCGCCTTGACCCGAGCACCGTGGTACAACCTCAACGCTTCCTCGGCGTCAAAGATGCGGGCGGCATCGCCCGCAGTTTGGGCGTCGTACAACGCCTCTTGGAGTTTGTCGTTATCTGGATCGCCTGATTTGAACATTGCTTCATTGAACCGTATGAGGGGTTCACCCTCGGTTTGGAAGCCTACGTAACCCAATGAACGCAAGCTTCACCCGCTGGCAACCTCGAATCGGGTCGGAGGACCCCCGTATCTCTACGGGGTGTGGCGTGCACAACATGGTGTCCCTGCGGGGACTATGGAATCGCTCCGACCCGAACTGTTAGACTTTCACTTTCGCAGCGGCAAGATCAGCTTTGATCTTATCGACTTCGAGTTCGGCGTCCGTCTTGACTTTGGCGATTTCTGCCTTTGCCTTTACACCGAGGTTCTTGCCGACGACAACGCCAGCGACGAATGATGCTACGCAACTTACGAGACAGATTACCATTTTGATTCTCCTGTGAACTTAGTGTGCGGTGCCAGAATCGGCACCAAGCTTCTGGTCTACACGTGAAGCGCAGCCAGCTTTACCGCAACGACAATTGCAACGGTCGTCGGACTCATCCCCCGGCTCATCCTCGGACTCGTCGCCGTGGTCGCCAACTTCATCATCCATGCGAGCGATGTAAGTCAAATACCATTCCTTGGAACGGGACGGTGTGACCGCCGTAGCTGGATCGTTCGGCTTGGTGTTGCTCGGAGTGTCCGTAGCGTCAGGTGTATCGTTGTGCGGGTCTTTGCCGTCTGGCTTAGTACCCAAATCCTTGGATTTCTTCTTGCACTGTTCCGCTACATCCGCCAAGCTGCGAGCCTCGCACGACGTGCTCTCGTAGGCTGGATACGTTACTATTGAAACGTCCATCAGGTCCACGTCCTTGACGGTACGAAGGCAATCGCCATTATCGCCGTAAGTCACGTCTTCGCTCTTCACGACAAAGGCAAAAGAACACTGGTCGATGTCGCCACGCTTCACCAGCGTGTGGCAATCCTTGCCAAGCTGGGTGTCGGGGGGAGTGTTCTTGAACTTGAGTCCAGTGTTGTCCTCAGCCAGCGTGAGCGTGCCGTTCTTGGTGCGACCAAGCACACGGTTCGGGTCATGGTTCATGAGACAGCGAACGTCTTGCTTCTCCGCAAGTGCACGAGAGAAAGCGCCCGGAGCGATTTCCTCATGGAAAAAACCGAGATCGGTTGCGACGTTAAACACTGCGGCGTAGCCAGTGATCTCGGGCTCACCATCTGCGTTTGTCCGCAACTCTGCTTTGAACATTCGGTGTTCGATTTTTCCGTTTGCCATACTCATTCTCCTTAACTCACTTCGTCGTTGTCGGCACCGCCAGCAATCACGTCAGCGGTCCACTTGCCATTCTTCGGGTACAGCACAATCAGCCCAGACTCGTCGATGTTGAGAGCGTCTCGGTCTCCCAAGAATTTCTCACCAAGGTAGCGACAGACCGAGCCACTTACTGCCGCACCATAAGGACCGCTCTTTGCGGCGGTACTCATCAACTTTTCAATCGCAGGATCGACACGTCCCGTGAAATCGTTGTACGACTCGCCGCCGTCTGGTGCCTTCTTGTCGGGGTTGGCAAGTAGGTCCTGAACTTGCGGTTTGGCGTCTTTCTTCTTCTCGCCAGCCAGTGATCCCAAATCCCAAGTCTGGAGACGTGGGTCACTTACTTCCTTCGGCTTGCTAACACATCCCGAGTTCAAGATGTGTGCCGTCTCTTCGCACCGCTTGAGCGGGGAGGCGTGCACTTCGGTCATCGGGATAAACTTCATGTAGTCCGAAATCTGTTGGACTATATTTTGCCGACCTTCGTCGGACAGCGGTAAGTCAATCCAGCCATCACTACGCTTCGTCGGGTCCAGTGCCGTCTGCCCATGACGCATCACGTAAATGCGGTTCTTCGGCGATGCGGCGGGATTTTTCTCAGCCGCACGATTCTCTTTAGCCAATGACCCAGCCGTTACCCGCTCGACACGCAGATTTGTTACTGCATCTGTCGGAGTATCCTCGTCGGTCACCTCAGAAGCGGCGGCAGCGGCGATGGGGAGCAGTCTTGCAAAGGCGAAATTAAGTTCCTCCGTAGCATGTCTGCTCGGATTCTCTTTTTCCCAACTTTGCGCTCTACTATAGATACCCCGACAATGGGATTGAATTGCCTCAGCGACGGACTCGGGGATGAGCATATCGCCGTCCAGAGGCATCTCTGTCATCGCAATACCCGCCAGAATGGGTGTGAAACAACGCTCGAAGTCGGCTAAATTAACCTTCTTACGAGCCGAAACTCGTGTAATCGCGTCTTCCATGGGTTTCAGGAAGGCATTGAGCAACGATGGAGCGGATTTCTTCTCCATCTGTTTGGTAACACTGCCGCCTGTATCCTTCGGTCCAGCAGGCTCGCTGGGACCCTTTTCCGCCACGGACGGTCCAGATGGACCATCCCCTCCCCCACCTTTGACAGGTGAATCGGGACCGCCCGCCGCTGGTTCCATTGTTTCGCCGTAGACAACTGGCACCATGTTGACTGGTTGCCAGATGCTTCCGCCCGGATTGTCGGCATTGAGAGTCTTCGGGTCGATTGGGTCGAGCTTCAACATCTTGCGACCTTCGTCGATGGTGTACAGACCAGCGTAGCGACCCATCTGGATAGCCTTGAGGGTCGTACCCATGTCGGCACGCTCGAAATCAGATGTATCGAACTCGCAAAAATACTTGCCCGCAGACCGACCAAGGTTGTTGAACAGCTTACGGTTGATCTCGGATTCATAAGCACGCAGATTCGGCTTCAGCGTCATCACGAGGAACTCGACGAACCGCTGTTCAAGGTTTGCACTGCGCTCGGAAGTGTTGGAGCCTACAAAGTGTGGCGGGACGCCGAACATGGCGGCGATGTCGTCACGTTGCATCGCACGAGTGGCGATCATTTGCATCTTCTCAGGGTCAATTGAGATGGCTTCCCACTTCATGTCGCCGTCGAGAATAGCCATGCCGTGAGCACCAGAACGGGAGTGAGCCGCAATCCATTGCTGTGCGTCTTCCAACTTCTGTTTCGGTGTACGGATTTCCTTGCTTGTCAGCACGCCAGATGGTGTGGCGTCGTTGTTGTAAAAGCGATTAGCCCAATTCTGTGAGGCGATTGCACCACCTACAACTTCACGCATGTGGTAGCGGACAGGGGACAAACCGACCCATGGGTCGATACCGAATGTGCCCCGAACGTGGATCATGTTCTCGGGCAGGATGACGTGCTCATTGCCGTTAAACGTGTCGGTGGTCTTGTAAATCAGGGATGAATTAGCCTGTACACGGTACGGAAATGTGCGGAATGGGGAACGAATCCACAACTGGCGTGGGCGTCCGCCCCCGTCACGGATGATTTCGATGTAGCAGTTGCCGCTCAACTGGCGATGGGTTTCAGCGACAGACCAGAGATCGACCGCAGAGTATTCATCGTTTGGCTGGTCGTGGAGAACCGAATAGAGATTGTGCTCAGAGGCGAGCTTATGCCCGTTGTTCACGTTCTGGAAGACGTTGCAGGGCAACATACCCAAAGAGTTGGCAAGGATACGGATGCAGGCGCAGAACGCTGCGACCTGAATGGCGGTCATCTCGGTTACCGCAACGCCAGACTCCGATGGAGCCAACATCATGCCGGGGAGAAAGTCGGAGATACCCGCACTGGCAAAGCCTGAGAAGAAATCTCGGGCTTCAACGGCGAGCTTGTCAATCCAATTCTGTTTTGCCATTATTCATTCTCTTTCTTGCGGGCAAAGGCGGCGAGGATCATGCCCGTTCCCGCTACGATGTAGCCCAGCGGGTGGTAGATAAGAGCCGACCCAGCCACAACAAGGCTGAAGCCGACCAGCAAGACTGTGATTTTGACTCTGTTCATAGACGGCTCGCTTTCAGATACCCCGCAAAACTGGGGATTATTTGCCCTTCTCTCACCCTTGCCCTTCGAGCAACTTCCTATCTGCCCCTGTTACCCATTTATCGTGTCCCCTCTTACAGATGTGATTCCTCACTCTATCGCCCCTTGGCAATGCAGTTGTCGCACAGGAAGGTAACTTGGGCTTTGTCGCCTTCCCCTTCTTTGACCCCGATACACAGGGCGGTACACTTTCGGCAGTTGCCAATGGCGGTTACGGACCCCCCGCCACTGCCATTTACCTGTCCAGCAAGGAACAAAACCCGCCCGATAGCCATAAGTAACGCCACGCATGGGTCAATCTTGTTCTGATTTCCTTCCTTGGTCGGGAACAGCATCCCATTTCGGTCACGGTGACAGACCACGTTAGAGATCGCCCAAGCCAGCACGGGGTCGCCGTTGTAGTGGAACCTATGGTCCATCACGGCGGCTTCTAACTCGTCCATCGTTGGGGTGAAGTAGACCGCCCGTTGCTGGAACTCGGTCATGGGGATTTTGCTTTCCATCAGGTGGTTGACGATCTCCACGGCTTGATACTGGTCATGCGGAACTTCCTTGACCCGCCACTTGGTGCACTGTTCACGAACCCAGTCTTCAACCTCGTCGTAGTTGTTAGTCGCACCGTAGCATTGACGGACTTGCTTGCCCATCCACCAGCCTTTATAGTGAGCGTTATCGGGCTTGTTGATCTGGTCCTCGGGCAGCCAATAGGTGCCGAATACGTAGTAGTGCCGCTTCTTGTCGATGTCCCGCCAGTGAACCCGCAAGCCTGCCAGTATGTCCAACTTGGAAGCTAAATCGAGCCCGACAACGCAGTCATCGTCCTTGTAATCCTCTTCCTTCATGCTGGTGTCAGAACAGGCGAGGAACTTGTTGATGTCCATCCATGTGGTGTCGGACTTACACAGACGCTCAGGTGCTTGGTCTTG